TAACCCAGGCACCCCTACTCCAGGAACCATTGCAGCAGCTCTAGCAGCTAATGGGGCAGCAGCAGTCATACCAGCACCAAAGCCACCAAGACCAGCAAATCCAGGAACAACGCCTTCAGCAGCCCCCCTAACACCAGCAACTACAGCACCTTCGTCTTTGTTACTAGTAACAGAAACCACATCAGTCCAACCATCATCTTTGTTGGAAGATGGTTTAGACAAACTTTTAGTAGGCCCTATGTCTATCCAATCATCATTAGCCATGCTAGTAATCCTATTTTTTCCGAAGTTTCTTTTGAACAATACCTTTTTCGTTTATTCTGTAAGAATAATTTTCTGCATCATAATTTTCACCACTTCTATTTAATACTTCTATGATTGCAAGTTGTTCTTTAGGGATGTCTTTATACAGTCGAGTTGCTGATTCACCTGTTCTAGAATCAATACCCGTATAAGCTATTAATATTGTTCCATCTTTTTTCTTATAAAAAGTACCTGGACTTATATTTTTAATAGTAAAACCTTCTTCCGGTTCTGGAAGAGCTGTTTGTACAGTAGAACCTGGTCTAATAGGTTCTTTTTTAGTTTCAACGGGTTTAGCAGTTCCCGTACTTGTATCAGGAGCAAATACGTTTGGTGCATCAGGCGGTCTGTCAAGAGTAGTAGAAGGAAGTACTACCCCATCATCTATAAGTTGTTTACTAGAAAACTCTTTAATTTTAAAATATTCTTTTTCGCGTTCTTTAAGAACTTGAATTCTAGCTGTGTATTCTTTTCTAGCTTCACTATTTAGGTCTTCAGAAGTCCCAAATATTCCAGGTTTAGGAGCAGGAGGAAGAGCAGCAAGCTTACTTTGAACATCTCTAAGGTCATCTTGAACACGCTCTAGATTTAAACCAGCGTCTTTATAAAGAGCAAGATTAACGTCTTTCTTACCTTTTTCGTCTTTAGAAGTACTATTAGCGCCAGACCTACTAATTAATAGTTCATACCGTTTCATTTCTAATTCGTATCTTTTATCTTCAGAATCTTTTTTTCGTTTGTTTTCTACTTCTTTTTGTACTTCTGCTTTGCCTTTAATAGAATTAATGTTCCTAAGAGCATCAGTTTTAAACTCTTTAAATTTACCTGCATTAAAAGCCTCTTTCCCTTTTTGAGAAAGAATTTTTAATTCAGACTCAGTAAGAGCACCATCAGTTCTAGCAGCCATCATTACTTCGTTGGCATTACTACCGTCATCATTAAGCATAGTTAAATAACTTTGTGCTTTATCTAACTTGTTTTGTTGTATATCAAAATTAGCTTTTTGAGTTTGAGATTCTTGGAGTTTGGCTCTTTCACCACGAGAGTAAAACTCTTCTGCTTGTTTAAACTTACCATTTGCAGCAAAAACTTGCCCAATCTTTACCATTTGGTCAGGAATAGGTAGGTCTTTAAACGTAGGATCTTTAGATAAATCACCAATAAGAGTCTTAGCACTAGCATCATCTTTTTGAGCTTCAACAAGAGCTTGAATTTGTAACATCTCTTTTTGTTGACTAAGCTTACTAGTCTGAAGACTTTGCTGCATCCTCTCTGTCTCAAGAGGAATACGTTCTCTTTCAGCTTCAGCTCTAAGAGGTTGTAGGTCTAACTGCAAAGCTGCTTCTTGGCCCTTTGCAACTTCTGTCATCATTAATGGCATAGTGGTAATTCCTTAATTATTTTATTAGTTAAACAAATCAATCCCAGCTTGTCCAACTAAAAATATCTTGAGAAGGAACATCATACCCACTAGACCAACCACTAGGAGCAATTGTTTCAGGCACCGATTGGGGAGTACTCCAAGAAGGAACACCGTCTACAACAGGTGCTCCTGGTTGTTGTGGGGGAGCACCACCACCCATATATTTACCAAGTTTATCCGCAGCAGTACTGAGTGCTCCAACACCTTGACCAACAGCATTCCAACCAGTTTGAGCTTGTTTTTGAGCATTCTCTTGGGCGTCAAGAGCTGCTTTACCCCCAACACCAGGAAGCTGACCAGCACCAGCTAATCCAGAAAGTTGTTTAACGTAATCGTTATACGAACCCAAAGCATACTGTTGCCCATAGACCTGTTGAGCAATACCAGCAGCACCTGAAGCAGGAACCCCAGGTTGTCCTGGAGTATCTGTACTCATGCCACTTTTAGCTAATTTTCTGTTTAGTCCCTGTAGTCCTTGCTGGTATTGAAACTGGTATCCAGGTTGAGACATTGTGAGAGAGGGATTAGCCATAACAGCATTAAGCTGATTGATGTATTGCTGCCTAGAAGAAGCAAAAGGATCTGCTATGTTTTGAGCTTGAGTAGGACTTATTCCAGGATTTCTTATGGAATTAATGCCTGATACTGCTCCAGTTAAAGAAGATCCAGTTTTTAAAAGATTTGATACAGTGTTTAACCCACTGGCTGCACTAGAGGGCGTTATACCTGATATGTAATTAAGAAAGCTATTGAACATACCAGGATCAATTGGATTAGTCAGTATGTCTGTACTTGATCCGTAAAGTATGTTTCCAGCAGCATCAAGTCTATTTCCAAACTCATCTAGATAAGTTGATGCTGCTGTACCTGCCGTTGGTGCGCCATAGCCTCCTGGAACAAAACTAGTTGTTCCTGGGCCAGATAAATCAATAGTTGCTTGGTCAAAAAATGGAGAACCAGAAGCACCTATCCCACTAGTTCCAGCTACTGTACCCGCTGCTCCAGCTTGAGCAGCAGCTATTTCTGATGCGCTAGCATATACCCCACTAGCGGTTTCACCTGCCATACCTATCGCAGCATTGGCTGTTGCTACTTGTTCGGCTGTAATCGCCCCCGCTTCAGCCGCACCCGCAACTTCAGCGGCACCCACTTCACCAACAGGTATACCGTAGTACATGGCTACTGCTGCAATAATGTATGGGGCAGCTTCTTCTATTGAACCACCAACACCTCTAATTCCAGAGTCTATGGCGTCATTAGCACCCCTAACAACAGATTCTGCTGCATCGCCTACATCTTCAAATGCTTGTTGTACCGCGCCGCCTGGATCACACATGATTAAACCTCACAACATAAGAGGGGGAAATAGGTACCCCATTAAAACGTTTTGCTAATGGGCCTAAATCAACTCCCGTAATAGCAGCAAAATTAAAGTGTGTTGCACCTTTGTCTTTAGCCCACTCTAGTATTTGTTTAGTCATTTTTAACAGCTCCAAACCTGAGTTTCCTAACGACGCTATTGGCAAAGTTGTTCCAAATTTAATACTAGGGGCATAGGGCATTGAGACTATTGCTGCTCCTAATACTGCTTTTTCACCCCTAAGAATTAAACAATTCTTGTTGTTCATCATTAATTCATAATATTTACGTCCCGCTTCTTCTTCGTAAGTACCGTTAGGATACGCTACAACAGCAACAGACATCATCCAGTCTACGTCAGCTAGGGTTGCTTTACGTATCATAGTTTACTTTTGTTGGGCTGCTACAGCTTGCAATTCAGGATCGGAGGATTGCTCACCACCTTGCACAGACATCTCAAAAGAAGATAGACGAATAGGAATATTGTCTGTAACTAGAAACTGATAAGCCCTATAGCGGGACTGTCCTAGCTGCCAAATGATGCTTCTGGGGTTATTAAGTGCTACCGTTCTAACCGTAGAGAAGTTTACGTAGTCATCACCGGAGAAATTGATACTCATTGTACCACTTACTTTATCCCCAATAATCTCTCCAGATTCAAAGAACTTCCTGTGTCTGGTACCGGCATCAATGTTATTAGTAACAACTCGCCAGTAAATGTTTTGCCCATTATCAGCATAGGTAGCTGAGTCTATTTGGTAGAAAGCACCAGTAGTAGGATCTATCCCATAGGTTCCAGTAACAAACTCAGTAGCTGTCCAGACCTTAAAGTAGTGTTCAGCACCACTATAGTAAGAACTCCACTCATACCAAATCTTTTGGTCTACATCGTAGACAAAGGTTTTATCCAAGTTGGGGAGAGACATCACGTAAAAAGTGTGTCCGGCTATCCTAAAAGCAAAAGCTTGGATCTTGGTATTAGTATCTGCGTTAAGGTATTTTTCGATGTATTGGTCTGAAATAACGCCAGGGCTAAAGCCATCTAGAATGTATACAGACTTACCACGAGTTTTAGATTTGCCCACATAAATAACAAATTGCTGGAACTGAACTACACTGTTGCCATCAGCACAGCCTATCTCATTTTTGTAGTTATCCTGTCTGAGTAGAGGACTACCTGTAGCATTAGCAGCATCGTAAAAGAACTCTGTACTCCACTCCCCAAAAGCCACAATGTAGTTAAAGTGCTTCACAATAGCCACCAAATAGTCTGGATCAGACTCTACGGCTATGGTGTTTAGAGGATCCCAGAGCATTGGATTTTCTGAGTCAGAGTTAAATATCTGCCCTAGTTTAGTGGCTACAAAAGTGTATCCATCTAGATACACGGCACCCGCAGCAAGTACTTGAGAACCCGTAGGGAAGCCATTTAAGGTTACTAATGTAGTAGCCCCTGCACCACCCCCTACTGGGTTAATAGTGCAAGTAGGTGCAGTAACATAACCAGAACCATAGTTAGTTATGGTTACTCCAGTAATTACACCACCTGATAAATTTACTGTTCCAGTAGCAGTAATGCCTGAAGGAGGAGCACTAAAGGTACAGGTAGGAGTTACATACCCAGAACCACCAGTCAAAATACTTACTTCATAGATCATTCCATCAGCTATAGCTACAAAAGGACTGCTACCTGTAGCTACATAGCCATGTGTACCGTTGTGCATAAACATATAAACATCATTGCCAGACTCAGCAAAGTAAACGTTTTGCACAGTACCCGTAATAGTTCCACCACTAATAGTATTAAAGCTAGTATCTACGTTGTAAACGGCGTTATTAATAACAACCCATAAGTCTCCACTATCTGACTTATACATGCCTTGAGCTTGTCCAGCAGACATAGCTGGAGTTAGGGTGGTGTTAAGAAGACCTGGACGTTTGATGTTATCCCTACTGTTTTGGGACACAGCCTCAAAGTAACAGTTGACGCTCCTGGAGTCTTTAGCTGTAGAAGCTGTTCTAGACTGTATAGGTTGCGTTAGCGGTATACGAACCATGCCCATAGTTATCTACCAAACGAACTAAAATTACGAGCATCAGGTTGAAAGAAAGTACTTTCATATTCAACATCCCAGCCCATTAGGTCTTCCTTATATTTTTCAGCCCTTAGCATTACCTCTTGCCTGTGGTTAATAGGCAAACCAAACTCAAGGGCAAGTTGGTCAGCTAGACCCCAAACAAGTGCTTGCATCCACTCATTAGGAAAATCTGGAACAGATGAAGATGAAGAGATGTCGTTAATTGGTCTTTGGCAAGTAAGAATTATTCGATAATTAGTTGCTGTAGTTGTATCTGGTGTCAAAAATAGTTTGACACTTGTAGAAGTAGTTCCTGGGTTAAGGTACACAGAATTAGCTATACCTGTAGAGAACTTAGATCCTAGAGTCATGTACTCTTGTTTGCTTAGAATCTGTAAGGGTGTGTCTATATATGGCGTTGTAGAAATGTTCCTAATAACACCTTGAATAAGACGTAGTGGTTTATCAGCAACTAAATCAGGCCCACTAGGGCCAATGATGTATTCAGTTTGACTGGCTACCAGAGTAAGTGTGTACTCAGTAACTGTCCAAAGCTTAATACCCTCGGTCATCCACTGTTTAACCATAAGGTTAAGAGCTTGAGCACAGTTAGTAACTATGTTGGCATCTATGGTAGCTGACGTATCTCCAGGTTCAACAGCACCTATCTTACGTAGAGCTGTAAGAATAATTTGATCTCTAGTAATAGAATAATTAGAAGACATTGCGTTTATCGCCTATGATAGATATACAGTGCGTTCGTCATTACGACGAGTTACCAAGCCTTTTAGTACTTTACCACCAGCCTTAGTATAGAGAAGAAAGCTGTTAGCAGCACCTTCAAAATCACCCCTGTTGTGCTTTATACGGATGCTAGATCTTTGTAAACACCCTAGTCCCACATTGAAAGAGAACGAGACAAGTGCATCAAAGCAACCACCAGTAAGCCCACTAGGACATAATCGTTCCACTCCTGCCTCAAATCTTGCCAGATCTTTCCTAAGAATCTCATCGACTTCCTCCATCGTAAAGATCTTGTTCCAGGCATCAGGAAGAGTTTTACCACCCCCAATCAGGTGTCCTACTCCTACTGTCCACAATCCAATAGCATCTTGATACGGCTTACGCCTAACACCTTCGTGGTGTCTAAGCATTTCCAAAGCCTTTTGGCTTACTTTCACTTTTTGCTAAAAGCTTGTGTACCAAACCAAAACGAGACAATAGAAGCCCAAATAGTCTGGGTATCATCATCCCACAGTTTATCCAGTGCTAGATCAAAAGCTACCCCAGATTTCCAGGCATACACAAACCCAAAGATTTCCACAAAGGCAAACAAAATAAACATCCCATACGTGATAGCAGGACGCACCATAGCCCTCGCATTAACCACCCAAGTGCTTGCCCCCTGACCTATGGCTATATCGTGCGCGTAGAGGCTCTGGCGCTCCTGTACGGCTGTGGTGTTATTAGTAACATCTGCACTAATTTGTAGTTGTTCGGTCTGGATATGTTCGATGCGTTCTTGAACCTCCAGCCCTGCTTTCTTTAGTGTCAGTTCCCGTTCCGTTTGCATTTGAGCCAACGTGACTTCATGCTTCTTGTCAGCACGATCTTGGAAGAAATCCAACAGTTTTGGAACACCGCCAGAAAGGAAAGAAATAACCGTAGTGAGGAGAGTAAACATTACTTAGGCCCACTAGGAATATTTGCACCAACCGGATTAGGGGTTCCTACTGGGGCTGCCGAAAAAGAACTAGTCCCAAAAGGAACGTGATCGTTAGTCCAAGGAGACTCGTTTATGGGGCCATAACAATTAGCCAGTTGGACTCCGTTTACCTTTTTGGCTTGTTTCTCACACAAGAATGACCACTGATTAGACATCCCACCCCCTGATTTGTTATTAGTAACAAACACCCTGGGAGTCATTGTGACTACATTCCAGTCAGGAGCTTGGGGGTATTCAGTGATGGTGGAGAACAAAGACCAAACCTTACCAGCAGGAGCTTTACAGTCTCCCTTGAGAAAAGTCCTATTAGCAACACTACGGCCTGTAAGTACAGGGCAAATAGCCACACCTTCTTGAAACTCCTTGCCTTCTACACGGATTATCTTACCAGTAGGTACAGAACCGCTAGCAGCACACAAAGCAAATTCACCGTTACAAATCATTAGGTCTGGGCCGTTAGCAAACGTAACGGTTGAGAACAGAAACATTGCTAAGAATTTAATCATTTGTCGCCCCTTTTGTTCCAGAGTTCAAACAACGTTTTGATCTTTTCTTCAATCACAGCAACGCGTAGATCAATTTTAGATAACACGATGATAAGCGTGATTAGAGCGAGAAGAATGGGCCAAGCCTTCACGAGCATATCAAAAGTGTCCATTACCCCGCCTTTGTCACAAGATGCAATAACAACATAATGATGGCACCCGCCGCAGTCAGGCCAACGGCTTCAATGCGCTTAAGCCTTGCGTTGATGCTTTCATACCGAAGCTCACATACCGCCTCGTGCGTATTTACGCGGCCTTCTACTTCGGTCAGAGATGCCATCATTTCCATCCTTTAGGCTGCTTCGTCTTTAGGCAGTTCGGTTTGAGCTTGTGCCTGACTTTGAATCTTGACGATCAGCGGAAAGCATCCAGACCGCGAAGGTAGGTCACCCAAACGATCCAGAATGAATTGCACCTCGTTGGCTTCAAGTTCTATGTTCATTACCACTCCTTAAGCTGCGGCTTGTTGTAAAGGCGTCAAATCTTCCGTAGTCCAGAAGTCTTTGGCAACCATGATTTTCAAGTGTTCTTTATTGCGGCTAAGACAATCAGCCCACTCTGCATCGCTCATACGTTCCGGCTTACCTGCGTTAATCAGGTTCACCGAATCCATTGCGGCGCTGTAGTGTTGCGCGATCTGTGCTGCGGTTGGTTGTTCAAGTTCCATTTGTTTCTCCTTTACGGGTGGGTTGATTTGTATGCGTCAAATTCGGCTTTGAGTTCTTTAATTGCGTTGACCATATACCAAGTCAGGTTGTCTGCGTTCACTGACATGACACCAGTGGATTCTGTTTTGACGCACTCAGGAAGGACAAGTTGAAGCTCTTGGGCTATGACGCCAAGCTGCACACCTTCTTTTTTAATAGTATCCGAATGTTTTAGTTCGGCGTCTACTTCTTCTGGTAGGCGATATTCAAAGTTCCGCACTTGAATGGCGGTAATTTTTTCTAGGCCGACATTGTTATCAACGATGTTTTTCTTGATACGGCGGTCAGAGGTGGTTGACCAAGTGGTTACGTTGGCGCTGTTGTAAGCACCAGATGATCCACTAACAAAAAAGGTTTCGTTACCTTTACCAGCAATGTTCCAACCAAAAATGTATTCAGCGGATATATTTGAGCCACTACCGCGACAATATGCCCCTACAAATACGTTATTGTTTCCATTGATTGAATTATTGGTTCCGGTATAACCGGTTGCATAACCTATATAAACACTGTCTGCTCCTGTAGTTAAAGCGCGACCAGCCGTATAACCAATGCAAACATTACCTGCCGCTGTTGTTTGGGAATAACTAGCTTGAAACCCCACAGCGGTGTTGTAACTGCCAGTAGTGTTTAAACCAAGTGCTTGATTGCCGATAGCAGTATTGTTGACCCCTGTAGTAGTTGAAAACATCGCAGAATAACCAACGGCAGTAGTTTGATATCCAGTGGTCATAGCGCCCAATGCGATATAACCAACAGCCGTATTATCATCTACACCACCACCACCACTAACACCCCCAAGGCTATTGTATCCAATAGCTATGTTTCTGATTCCGCTTGTGTTTCCAGAACCCGCATACCACCCCATATAGCAGTTAAAGCTGCCTGTATTATTGTATCCAGCGGCAAAACCAAGTGCAGTGTTCCTAACAGAACTAGCGCCGTAATACAGTGCATTCATTCCAACCGCAGTGTTGTATGTGCCATCAGTATTGGTGGCTAGAGCATTAGGCCCAACGGCTACATTAAAATAACCGGTAGTATTGGCATAAAGTGGACTATCCCCAACTGCGGTATTGCTTGAGCCAGTTGTATTGGCTTGCAAAGTTCCTGGCCCAAACGCGACATTGCTACTTGCGGTAGTGTTTGCTTTTAACGCTTGCCAACCCTCTGCGGAGTTATACTGACCAGTGGTATTGGCATACAGAGCCTTATACCCCACAGCGGTGTTGTTGCTGGCGGTGGTGTTGGCTTGAAGGGATTGGAGACCAACAGCTACGTTGTAGTTACCCGTAGTGTTTGATGTGAGTGCTGTCCTTCCAAAAGCGGAATTGTAGCCTCCGGTAGTGTTTGCATACATTGCTTGTTCGCCAACAGCGGTATTGTCAGGCCCAGTTGTGAGCAAATATAGAGAATATGAACCAACAGCAGTATTTGCTCCTCCGTTTGCACCAGACCCGTACATAGAAAAGTAACCCACCGCTGTATTACTTGCCCCAGTGGTGTTGCTATACAGTGCTTGGTAACCAATAGAAGTATTCCGAATAGCACTTGTTAGGCTATACGCAGATTGATAACCAACAGCAGTAACACTATTACCAGTATTTGCTTGAAGTGCTTGATAACCGATTGCAGTTACGCCAGTTGCGCCGGTCGTTGTGGTTGCAGCCTGATAGCCCAAAGCAACAGCCGCAGTC